ACTGTTCCTGTAGTAATACTGGCAACAACAACTCCGGTTGCTGAGAGTACGTTAACTACAGTAACACTCTGTGTTCCTGACGGAAGCGCAGTTAGGGTGCCTGTAACGACAGCTAGGATTTGTCCGGATGTAGAGAGTACGAGGCGGCGTGCTGTTGTCGCACCTGACTGGACACCGATGATAAGTGTTCCTGTACCTGTGGCTGCGATGCTTGTTGATGCATGGTCGTATTGCTGACCGCCTCCTAATGCAGGCATTGAAGCGATGATGAGTCCGCCGGTTGTAGAGATAGCCATGCCGCGGGCTGTTGTGGCACCGGATTGTATGCCTAGTATGATACTGCCGGTAGCTGTTGCAGCCATGTTAGTTGAATTTACTGTGTATTGTGCCCCGCCTCCTCCGCCTGATACGGCTACTGTGCCGAGTAGTGTGCCTACAGTTAATACGTTGGAAATTGTAGCGATGTTACCGGCGATAGTTACAGTTCCGGTACTGACAGTGATTGTAGGTGTATTGATTATGGATACTGAGCCTGCGATAGCTGGTAATACAGCAATGGACACAGTTCCTGTGCTGACGGTAATTGTAGGGGTGTTGAGGATTGATACTGAACCGGAAATTGCCGGGAGTGAACTGACAGCTATGGTACCTGTAGATACGGTTACACTGGGAGTGTTGGATACAGTGACGGCACCAGTCCAGAATACGCCGGTAGAGCCTGATACAACAGCCATAAGTTTCATTACTTGATAATTATTCGTTCCGACGTTATCTACAGCGACGTTAGGACCGGTTCCTGAATCAATAGGTATAAATGTTGCCATTAAGGATTCTCCTTAATAAATGGGTCGTTGTAGTAGTCGCCGATAGGTGATGCTGGATTAGTAGAGAATCCTTGTGCGATAGGAGTCCAGTCTGGATATGCGTCACGTTCAGGATTACCTGCTTCCTGTAATGCTTCATCTCCCCGCACCTGCCAGAAACGGGAATCTTTTAATTCCTGAAGCCACATGAACCCATACATAGTGGCGTAGTATATGATTACGTCGTCGAGCTTTGTATAGTCTGATACAGACGTGTCGTCTGTGAATGCTGTCGGCCAAGCTGAATAGCGCATACGTAGTGTGTACACAGCGTCGGGAATAGGGAATAATTCGAAGCAGTCCCGGGTTTTGTATGGTATGTAATACCTAGGCATATTCGTGGTTATCTCGTTAGGTTTAGGGACGAGGTAGTCGAAACGCTGAGGCTGTACCAGGATTAATTTTACAGACTGCAGCCCGTTCTCGACACGCATGGTGTACAAGGAGCGGATGTCAGTCGGGAATTGATAACTAGCCTGACCGATTGTTGTCGATGCTGTTGAGATATTAGCGAGTAAGTCGTACGGGTCTCGGCGGGCTATCTTATTCTGAGCACGGTTAAGCCAGGTTTGTACACGAGAAGAGAGAGTAGAGCCTGATCCGCGCAGGGTTAATAATCCTGTACGGACCAAGTTATCCAGAACCTCGCCTTCCATTTGCAGTCGGGTTAGGGTTCCTGGCATTAAGCACTCCCCTTCTCTATTTCCTCTTTCGTATACTTAGATGTAAGGACTTCGTATAATGTAGGCATACTATACTCCTTAAGCTGTACCGATGAGAGTACCGATGTTTGTAGTAGCGGATACAGTAAGATACGCTCTGGTCGCTACATTAGAAGCGATGAGTGTAACGACACCTGCTGTTGCCTCTGTTCCGGTGCCTGAAACAGCTACTACGATGTTGACTGGGTGTTTAAATCCATACTTACTGCCGAATGCTAGAATACTGGCTGCTCTACGTTTAGACATTTCTTACTCCTAGTTAGTCAGAAGGTTACTAACCACTCTGTTATTTACTGCTCGTCGCTTGTTACTTTCCTGCATCGCCGCCGTGTGTGACTAGGGTTAGCCGTTCTGTTTTAGGCTCGATGCTGTTAACTGCAATTTTACCGTCGTTGAAAAAAGGCGGTTTAGGTTGCATACGATCCTCAGTTTCCTTCATCTTGTTGACGAGAAGGTTCTGGTGAATCTGCATCTGCTCCGGGGTGATGTTGACGATGGCATTAGCTTTCTGGGCTTTAGCCATACCCATTTGAGCGTATAGAGGTTTAGTTTCGTCAGTGACTCCTGCATGATTAAGGCGTACCCCCATGTGAGCATACTCTGTCATACCGACTTCGATTAGACGGTCTGCAAACCATGAGTCGGTTGGATAGCCTGCGGTGCAATGGAACCACGGAGTCTTGATCTTATCGAATACAGACATCTTCATCAGTGTGAAAGGGAATGGTATTAAGTCTGCTTGCTGGATTAAATTATCCTGTTTAGCGCCGCATGCCGAGCAGTGTTTGCCGTCCCAGTGAGATTGCGGGGCTTTGCATTGTGTGCATAGACATGGGACTTCGTATAAGCGGTACATAGATGTATCAGCCGGCATATCGATAACTTTCTTTGATGTGTCGAAGCGACGGAAGACGCACATGGCGTGAGGGAATTTAGAAGCGTGCATAACTCCACCGATGACGTCTTTGTCTGCTGCCAGTAATTTGTCTAAGTCCTCTGCTGAAGTGTCGTAGATGTCGTCGTCCATAAATAGAACGTGGGTGCATTTATTATACTGTGCTGCTTTAACGATAGCTTCCTCAGCCATATGGACAGGTCTACGGTAGGCGAAGAAGTAGCTTATTTCGTACTTATCTCCTTTAGATAGTAAGTCTGTCCAGAATTTAAGGAAACTCTCGAGGAATTCGAAGCTGACTGAAAGCATAGGAATACCGATAAGGATACGGGGCTTACCTTCTTTAGGCGGCAGCACATTACTGGTTGATGGATCGAGTAAGGGTTCGATAAAGCCTTCACCACCTACCAGGGGCCCTTGTTTGTTATGGGCTACTGCCGGAGATTCAGGCAGAGTTAAATTAGGGTAGATAGGTGGAGGAGGTGCTGCTTCCATACGTTTACGGCGCTCCATAAGAAGATTCAGCTCATCTGGTGTGATGGGCATTGATTGTGGGCCTTGCGGCGGCGCAGGGTGGTTGATTACATCGCTCATTAAGAACTCCTTTGAAGAGCTTAGGGGGAGATTAGTCCCCCTTAGCGTATTAGTGTTTAATTTATGGTAAGTTGACAGATACAATTACGTGATCTGCTGTAGTACCTGCATTACTCAGTACTTGTGCTACTGGAGAATCATTAGCTGTTGCGTCAATAGCTGTTAATCCTCCGGTTGCTCCAGGGACTAATAAGGCTCCGTAAGCTGCGGCAGAGAGGACACGTGCTGCTGATGGCCCTTTAACCTGTGCCCAGAAGTAGTTGCCTGATGTGACAGCGACGGGGGCGAAACCTGCTACTGCTGAGGTTGCTCCGCATAAGCCTACACTTTTGTACTTACTAGGGATTAGTGAGAGTTTATCAGCTGTAGTGATTGCTAAGGCTAGGCCATCGTAAAGTGTGATGGTTCCTACAGCAGTGTTACCGATAGCTGGATGGCTCTTAACCTTGTATAAGTATCCTTGGTTGCCTGAGTCAGCGGTTAATAGGTAGCCGTCAGCAAAGTGCTGTGCAGCTACTGAGGTGACGATGTAAGCTGTGATTGTACGATCACCGACAGCGGCTGCTGCTCCTGCTGTTTGTTTTGAGGATAAGTTTGAATCCGGGCTGGCTAAGCAGTCACCGACAGCTAATGCTGCACCGGCTCCCGCGTACCGGAAAGTACGGTCTCCTACTTTGATTTCGGTTCCTAGAGGAGTTAACTGTGTAGTTGATTCCTCATAAATTCCTTGCGGAACCGGGATTGTTGGATCTGGGTTGGTGATGTTTGATGGTACGGACATTTGAAGCTCCTTTGGTTTTTAGGCATTGGCTGGGCATACGCCAGGTCAATGCTCGGAAGATTTACTCTTCCTGGGCTACCTTAAAGGGGGGATAGGCTTCCCCCCCGGAGGTTAAGCTATTCCTGTTAGTACGGCTAATGATTTACGTCGAGACGTGATCATGTTGCCCTTAGTGATAACTTGTGCTACACGGTCGTTAACTTGATTAGGAATGGCTTTCCAGTCTGTCATCATAAAGTTTACGTCCGGGTCGATGTTTAAGCCGATGTACTGGGTGTTAAGCATGTACATGTTGCCTGCTGGACATTGTATAGACCAGGTGATAGGGATACCTTTCCATGCACTCGTTGCTTTTCCTTCAGGGTCATTGACACCCAGGTTTACGATTTGGCGTTGTTCTAATAATTCGTCGTCGAATAACTCTGCGGCTACTTGAGTTGTGATGATTAAATTCGGCATTTGACGAGTTTTACCTTCTGATGCTGTATTAGCCAGATTGCGCATATCGGAGAGTAAGTGAACTGAAGCAGCTCCGGTTGACGTTTTCTGGCGGTTTTGCCACCACGTGTATGTGGTTTGTGCTAGGTTACCGACTGTGCGTGCAGCTGTTGGGGTTGCATCTACTAAGTTCTGCAAACCTTCGAAGTCCTGGTTTTGGTTACCTGAACCATCAGCGAAGAGCATGGTTTCGAAGTAGTCCGATAAGGAGTCGCGTAGGTTGTCGATTTTAGCATTGACCCAGTTGATGTGCTGCTGTATAGACTTGTTTTTTGTTTCGTCTACGAAGTAGCGTACGATAGAACCTGTGATGTATTTCCATTCGTATTGAGCTACTGTTTGGAATAGTGTCTCGGATAGAGAGACTGTACCTCCACGGCCGATAGACTTGACAGTTTCATTCTTGGCATATGCAAGTGGAATTTCAAGATAGCGTCCGCCTGTGCCGTTGAGTTTAATACCGCCTTTAGATTTCATTTGACGATAGAACTCGGTTGATGTAAAGATTTGATCTGTTAGACCTGCTTTACGGTTGTTCCACGTAGTGGTGTAAAGATCGTCTAAGACTTCTGTTCTGTTTGGTACCATTATATTACTCCTCTATAGTGTATCTCCCTTAATACCATGCTTGGCAAGGACGGCGTCGACAGCAGCCTGTGAGGCTTCTGCGTCACTTTTGAACGCGCGCTCTGTTTCGTCGGGTAGAGGTGAGAGTCCGCCTGGACGCTCTGAACCTTTTGAAACTGGTTCTGGTACAGGAATTCCAGCAGGTTTTCTACCCTTGGATACTAGATACGCTTGTTCATAAGAGAGTTCAGGAGACTTAGAGAGGACTTCTTTAATTTCCGTCTCTAGGTCTTTGAAATCTGGATACCGTTGTCTTGCGTCAGACAGCTCGAGGAATGCAGTAACTCGTCCTAGTGTATTCTGAAGACCGTCTATGTTTTCTTCCAGGGAAGTGATTCTGTTTACGTAGGGGTCTTTAGTATCGTCTTTCTTAGGTTCCGGCGTAACGGCCTGTCTCTTTCTAGTGATCTGATCTTGCTTGAAGGCAATGTATTCGTCAGAAAGTTTAACAGACTCTAATTCGTTCCTTAGAGATTCGATCTGTGTCTTGGACTCGTTCTGGATACGCTCCAGCTCGGATTTAGGGACTGTTTCAGTTTGTGGTTGTACCGGTGCGTTAAGCACTGGTGGTGTGATTAGGTCAGACATTTGTTACCTCCTTAGGTTCTATCGCTTGTTGTTCACGTCGTATAGATTGGGTGTTACGTCTCCATGCACGGGTTAAGTGTCGCTGTACACTGAGGACGTCACGAGTACTCCATTCTCCTTCGAACGTGAATTTTGGGGTGTGGAAATCTAGTTCCACAACCAGTTTTGTTACTTCTGTCATCGCGTCCTACCTTTCTTTAAAAGTCCCATTCGAGACCCTTTCCTTGTGACTTGCTTTTAGCGAACATACGGGGGATTACATTGTGCTTTCTGCATACTTCTTTAAGGTGATACTTGTCGTGGATGTAGATGGGTTCTGTGGTGATGTTATCCCACCAGCCTTGGACTGTGTCTTTTTTACGGGATAGTCGACGGCCTTCGGGAGAGCGTTTCCAATTACCATGTGCATCTACTCCTTCTTGTGTGATCGGTTGTGAGATGGTTTCCGGGATCATCGGCCTGCTCCTTGAGCTTGTGCTAGAGCTCCTGGTGATACTGCTGATTCGGCAGATTGTCCAGCACCGGATTGTGCTAGGGCTGATTGTGAGTTTGCTCCGGCTTGTGCTATTAGTCTATCTACGTCTAAGCCTGATGATTCGAATTGATTGAATAGTAGGCGTTGGATTTCCATGGGTACTGGTTGACCTTGCGCGATAGAGCCTTGATTAAGTTTAGCCCAGATTTCTGCTGTCTCCATGGCCATTGCTTTCTTAGACTGGGTATCGAGTGCGGCGCCTTCTTCTGGTTCTACGTGCATGTCGTATTCGTCTTTGATCTGGGGGCCGGTATATTTTAACCACCATTTAGCTCCGTCAGGGCCTACTACTTGTGATACTCGTTCAGCTGTCCAGCGGGTGAATATTTGCTGGTTGAAGCGGCGGATGATACGGGAGAGTAGGTCGGCGACTGCATCTCTGCGTTCATCTAGGCGGATGTTTAGGGATTGGTAGACAGCTTTAGTTTCGGTGGCTGAGACGTGAGTCTTGCCTTGGAATTCTCCTTGTGCTATTCGGGAGAAGCCTACCATTTCACGGACGTCGCCGCGGACTACTTCGCCGGCTAGGGTTAGATCTTGAAGGATGCCTGAGGCGCCTGGAGATACTGGGACGAAGGCGTCGCGTATTGATGAGGTTTCTGTTTCTATTTGTGCGATGGCCATTACATCTTCAGAGAGTAGTTTTTGTATTTCTTCAGGCTTCATAGAGCCCTTCTTGATGATTCCTTTAAGGATGTCGATACGGCGATGGCGCATGGCTTGGGTGCGTATTTCCATGAGTTCTAAGAGTTGGGGTTCGATTAAGCGTGCGTCAGGGACTCCATAGATGTAGTCTGGGTCTGGGTTGAATGTCAGGCCGTCGATAGGGAGGCCTTCTATTTGAAGTTCGTCATCTTCTTTACGCAGTAATTTATTGTGATTCTTGGTTAGGGCGAGTATCTGACCGGAGCGTGCGTCGTGTATTTGCCAGAGTTCGACCCACATGTCAGTGGAGTGTACATTGGCTACTTCGTCTGCCAGAGATTGGATTGTGCCGCCTTCCGGAGTTGTACGGATGATGTTGAATTCACCGGCTAGATCGGTTGTGTTGTCGTATTTTTTATCTGCTTTAAGGTCGATGACTTTACGGAATACACGCAAAGCTACCCATTCTAGGGATTCTAGGTCTGTTGAGCCCCAGGGGAATACGACATCGTCTGGGCGTGCACGGAGGAACCAGGGCATACCTGGCTTGACCATGTTGGAGAATTCTATACGGTCGCCTTTAGAGTTGAATTGTGTTAAGGAGGCTGAGCCGGTTGGGTCTAGGTTACGCGACGATAGGCCGAATTGTGAGTCATAGCCGTGGAAGCCTAGGCCTAGAGAGGAGAAGAATGTATCTGTTATCATTTTCTTGATTTCACGCTTCGTCATTAATTCTTGGAGGAGCCAGTTATCTAGTTTCTGTACTATGCGGGCATGGAGTTCTGCTTCTATGCCTGGTTTACGCGGTGTGATTGTAACACGCGGGTTACGGAAATAGATTTGCGGAACCATGGAGCGCAGTATAGAGAACATGATGTTGACAGGCATTGTACCTTGCTTGAATTCGTGCCGGTAATATTTTTTATAGCGGTTCCATTCGGCAGAGCGTCCTACGCTTAGTTGGTAGCGTTGACCATTCTCGATACGTTCCTGCCATAGGCGGACATCGTTTTGTTTAGAGCCTGCCATTACTTGCGTCTCCTGAATTTTTTAAGAGTTGCCCTGGTTTTAGGACCTACTATGCCGTCAGGGGTTAGGCCGTGCTCGGCTTGAAATATGCGGACTGCTCGTTCTTTGGTTATGTTCTGACCGGTGCGTATCATGTATGCGTTGCGTAGTGCTCGTGATGGTACTTGCTGGGCGTAGTCACTGTTTAGTACTTCTAAGAAGGCGGTTGAAGTGTCGCCTTGCTGGATAGCCATGCGTACATTTTTAAAGCCGTCTAGTTTTTTAGCCCCTAGATTGTAGGAGAGGTCGACGAGGGCGTCTTGTGCTCCTGGGGTTAGTTTGGAGAATATTCGTGGTGATACGTAAGAAGCTGCTTCTCGTTCTGCACGAGGGAGTAGTTTGGTTGTGAGAATGTTGAGAGATTTCTGCTCGGTTATGTCGGTGTCAGAGTCCAGGAGGCTGGATATTGTTGGGTCGTCTAGGTTGAAGCCTAGGCCTATTGTTCTGTTGCCGCGAGTATCTTTGTATGGTTTAGCAGAGAAGCCTTCGTTCTCTATAAGCATTTGTACACGGGGCGGTAGGTCTGTAATAGGCATTAAGCTGCTCCTCTAGTGTGTATTTTGGGGAAGAGCGTTTTCCTTAGGCGTTTGGTTGAGAGCGTGCTCATGGTTATCTTTGTGTAGGATTCCTGTGTATTCTCTGTAAATTTAATCATATCTCTGTCCCCCGACTAATGGTGAGCTGTATGGATACTGATTAGTGGAAGCCCTGTTAGCCAGCTCGTCGAGTATATTATCGAATGCCCAGAAACCACGCTCTTCTTCTTTAGTCTGTTCAGATTCTGCTTTAGCGTAGCGGAGTAGGAATCCCATACAGTCGAGGATGTCCCTGGTTGCTCCGTATGGATAATCTTCCATTTCCTGCTTCAAGGATTCCATAGATGCGAGAATGTGTATCATACCATTCTTTACTAAGGGTTCTAAGCCTTGTATTCTCAGGTCTTTAGCATTCTTGCGTCCGTCGTACGGAATCTGCTCGATATTATACACATGCCCTGTTTTCTCCATATCCAGCTTGGCGAAATGGCGTAGAGCACGTTGATACTGAATTTCTTCTACGAATACTTTAGAATTAAATTGTTTGTTATGACTTTTTATGTATTCGATGACGTCAGAAGGGGTAAATCTACCGGAATCTACTCTATAAACCCAGAGATGGTTCTTAGAATCTTTAGCCCCGGTTAAGATGACGTTTCTAGCGATGCGTTTAGAGTCTCCCCAAGAAGCTAAGTCAACATATGTGCGTAGAGTTAGGTTTTCCGGGTATTCGTCAATGTGATCGTGTATATTAAGGTAAGCTACGTCAAATACAATCTCTTCACCTGCTCTTGGACGGTTTAAATACTGGGTTTCAAAGATTTTAGGGCCCTGCGAAGAGCGGATCTGCTCAAGAGTCTCTTTATTATAGCGCTCAGGCCATATAGCAAAGGAATCATCAGGTATCGGCCACATTCCTTTAGGAGTTGAGGTGATTTCAAAGCATTTGTAGTGATGTTCATTACGCCTAATGTAATCTATCAGGTCGTGAGGAGCCCAGCGGGTGCCTGTATTATCCATTGTCCCTTTTTGAGGGTTGGCTAATAAAGAAAAGGTTAGTTTATGCCAGCCTATAGCATTCTCAATATCTTCCTGAGAAGGCATAAGCTCTTGCCCTGTAAAGTCATCCTTCTTAGCGTATACAAGGTCATCTTCAGATATGTGGTCGAAATGCTGTGAGATTACTGAGCCTCCTACACCGACAGCTGTATAGGTTCCCTCTGTGTAATTGTGCGGACGCTTAAGTTCAGCGCAGTGATCAGACCAGCGGGTCTTGTTAAAGTCAGGGACTAGTTCAGGGAAGGCGGAGCGTAGGCGAGGATTAGTCTCCCACTCACGTTTAATCTTGTTAACCATCTTAGCTGCGTTGTCGATAACATTAGATGCTATAAGGATACGTATATCTGGACCTTTGTGCGGGTAGGAGTCAGCATACAGCCCCTCTCCATCAGGCAAAGAGAGCCAGATAGCTTTACCAATTGTGCATACCCAGGTCTTGAACCATGACCTAGGGACGGTTGCTTGACGGAAACGTCCGAAAATAGGGGCGGTGTGGAAGTGACATAAGTCACCGTGAACGTGAGGGACCATATCTTTATAGCCTAATATCTCTTTACACAGATAGTATAAAGATTGGCTGCTGAGACGACGGTCAAGTTCGGCTTGTCTAGAGAGTTTCACTATTCAGACACCAAAAATTAGGAGTCTGCGTGGGTTGAAGGAAGTGTCCGGTCTTCTGGTACAGCTTCTGTCTCTGATAAATCAGGTATCTCTGCTGAGCTTTCATCCGTTGAGGGGCTCCCAGCCGTAGGTTGCATAAGGAAACGGCTGTTATTGTTATTAAGTCGCTGTGTTATAGCCTCAATTTCGACCATAGTTGTGTGCATCTCCATGATCTCTTCAGGAGTGTACTTCTTCTCCCGGGTTTCTATAATATCTACTGCTTTAAGTCCTACACGATCAAGCACATCCCGTACAATATCGAATCTCAGACGCTCTGTTGGTAATAGTATGCGTTTATTCATCATTTGTACGAGTTTACGTGCTGCTGTGATAGCTTTACTAGATAGTATTTCCTTAGCTTCAGTGATGCATTCGACAGATTTATCTACAGAGCGGGTAATAGTTTGATTATGGATAGCGGCTAAGCGTGCTTTGAAATATGGTGATGCCCGTAAGTATGCTACACGGCGAGTAGATAATTTAGTGTCCTTAGCAATACGCTTAACGTCAATGTTACGAGAGTACATCAAGAGAATCTTAGTGTATACAGGCTTCCAATTCTCCTCATTAACTTCCCCCCGACTAAGAGTATGTTCCACAATCTCCGTCTCGAGCACTCCTTTACGGATTTCCTGCGCGTCTATCGCCTTAGGACCTGTGTGCATACAATCTCCCTGTAGTTAACAATAACTATCCTTAATACATAGTATTAGCATGAATATTAAGAGTAGTCAACAAAAATTAAATCTATAATATTTTTTTAATCTCAGCATATCTATGGTTCTATCCACATCTATGGGCCGCCCCTTGGGGGGAAGTCTGTATATATATATATATACTAGTAGTCTCCGACGCTGGCTCGACGCTGTACGTATATCTCCGACGCTGGCTCGACGGAGTGAGTAAGTGTGAGCAGGTGTGAGTAGTATGACACACAGGCGTCGCCGGAGCGCGCAGGCTGGCTCGACGCTGGCTCGACGGAGCGAGCAGGCTGGCAAGCGCGCTCTACCGTC